ACGTATTTGTTGAAGGTATTAAAACAATACCAGCAATTATTGAAAAGATCGGTGATGTAATCATGGGTGTTATTAAAACTATATCAGAAGGTATAGTAGATATCATTGATCAAGTTACTACAAGCATTGAAAGATTATCTAAGATTGATGGAACTGCATTAGCTCGAGTTGGTGCTGGCTTACTTGCAGTAAGTGCTGGTATGGCTGCATTTGCAGCAGGAAATGCAGTAGCAGGTTTATCAAATCTTGCAACAGGTTTGCTATCAAAGTTAAGTGGTCAGAAGAGTCCTGTTGAACAACTAGAAGATATTGCTAAACTAGGTCCTGGTTTACAACAAGCTGGAATTGGTATTGAGAAATTAAGTGCAGGTCTTAAAGGATTTAGCTCTGTCGATGGAAGCACAGTTTCTAATATGTCCAATCAAGTAAACTCAATGAAAGAAAAATCTGGAGTTTCTTCTACAACTGTTGTCGCTCCATCAGTAAGTAATAATATGAAACAAACACAGATTGCTAGAATAGAAGCACCTGTACGAAGTAGCGACTCTTCTTTAGAGCGTTACTTATCAGCTCGAGCTGTCTATTGATCTTCCATCCCACACTACTTCTCGGGTATCATTTCTTACAATCTGATACCTAAAGATGTCTAATCCCCATACGTCGCACGTACGTTTTATTTGTTCTATACCAAGCGATAGCACTTTAAATTCTCCAGCTTTGGCGCCATCTTTAAGAACTGTATAGAATATAGTCTTTCCGTCTTCTTCCATATTCTCTCCAACAAAAAGGAGGACCGAAGTCCTCCTATATCTATCCGTACCTACGCGGATATCATCACTCTTCCATAGCAATCTTCTTGAAGAAACTCATTGCTTCATCATCACCATCGTCAGATGATGCAACAGTTACTTTAGTCTTAGGTGCAGTAGCCTTTACTTGGCGTACTGGCTCGTCGTCTTCTGCAAGAGATGCTGCAGTTGTAGAAGATCCAGAATCTCCAGACAATACAGTTACCAATTTGCGAGAAAGTTCTTCATAAGTCTTAAAGTTCTTGCGATCTAAGAATTCAGAAAGCTTGTACTGAGAATTTACAATAGACAACATTTTGTCTTCGTCTTCAGTAACAGCACTTGGCTCTTGGAATGCAGATTGATCATAGTTAGGATAACCATCAACCTTGCGCATACGAAGTTTGAAGTCTGCACCTTCCCAAAGATCGAACACATTTACAGGCGTTTCATCTTCAAAAGTAGGACGTGCTTTATCCATAATCTTATCAAAGATTTTCTTGCCGAACTTAAATAGTTTGACTTGACCTTCGTTTTCTGGATGCTTAGGATCAGAAACGATAAGAACGTTTGCAATATAAGAAAGCTTGCGCTTTTGTTTACGTGCAGTTTCCTTATCGGCATCAGAACCAGTGTTCCATAAACGCGAGTTCAATTCACCAACTGGATCATTTTCGCCAAGTGTTGTAAGAGAGTTTTCGATATACCACTTCCCAGTAGGGCCTTGAAAACCGTGCGAGAAAATTTTAACCCAAGGTAGTTCATCACCTTCTGCACGTGGGAGGAATCGAATAGTTGCCGTACCATTACCTGCTTTGTCAGCTTCTAGCTTCCAAAAGCGATCGTCTTGGTAGGATTTGGTTTCAGATTGCGGATTAGCAATCTTTTCGAATTCGGAAGAGATTTTACCGAAGTCTTGGTTGCGCATTTTACGTAGTGTATTAATATCCATTTTATTTTCCTTTGCGTTGTGTTTGCGAAATATAAGCGTCGTATTCGTCGTCAGAATCGTTGTACTCATCGTACTCTTCTTCCTCCGACCAATTATTTATAACGCGCATGCCCTTACCGGGAATATTTTTAGAGTGTTTTGCACTTTTTGCCAATCGACGACGTTCGTCTTCCTCGTCACGAAACTTACTAATTGTACGGCCCATTTTAATTCTCTGAACATTCTTCCCTAAAGATCATGTATATTGATTGTAACTTGTCTTTGTCATACTTTACAAATTTTTTTATCTTATTTAAAATTCTAAGTTGATCTCCCCATACCATAACTAATGACTTCCATTTTGGAAGAAAGTTTTCAACTTCATCTATGATCACCATTGTTTCTAAATGAATATGACCACCAACGTATAACTTCAAGAGTTCTGGTACATTATTATGTATTTCAAATAGACTTTCATATGAAAGATTGTTATCTTCTAGATATGATTTTAAATATTCTAATTGTTGTTTAAAAATATATGTACGTGATTCTTTACGCTTATTCCATGTATCGTAATACTCATCTGATTCAGATGAATAAATCACGTTCTTATTACCATAAGCAAAATTAGCAACGAAATATTCAATGAGCTCTCGTGGTTGACTAAACTTATGTCCTAGTTTTTCAAACAAGAACTTATCGTTTCTTTTTTCAAAAGTTACTCTAGTACCTGAAACTCTACCATTCGATTCAAACACATTATAGCGATCTGTAGTCATATGCAACTTAATCGCCATAAAGTATTTGTACGTCTGAAACGAATCAATCATAGTTTTTCTGCAACAATCAAATGAGACATATCATCACCAAATGACATATTTTCACGATGCAACTTAATCAATCCTTTGCGGAAAAGAGATTCACATGTTATAAACATAAGAAACTGATTAGTGCGCTGATGAATGGCGCTTAAATTACCTCGCTCTAATCCTTCACCAGTCGCAAGCATTTCTGAAATTAACATAATATCTTCAAAATTCTGATGATGTTCTCCATACTCAATTATAGAATTCAATAAGTGTAAGTCAGCATCAGACATATTTTTCAGATAATCACCAACACTCGTATATGGATTTTTAGACATCTCTGATGCTAGTAATCGAGTAATACTAAGCATACTTTTCTCATCGATTACTTTTTGATAGTTGATGTGAAATGTTTCTTCTTCGTTAAATTCATCCATTTTGTATTTCCTTAAAAACAGTTTCTCCGAGTTGTGTACTATAGTACCATGTCTTATTACACGTAGAACACTGAACTTTTCCTGATGTAATATTTGCATCTGGATTTAAGTTATTACCATTCTTATCATAGACGGGAGGATAATACATGGCAGTAGTCATACTTACACCGTAGTTAAATCTGCAGTCTTCACTCTGGCATGTCGGGTTTGGATTCATCATATAATTTGTCTTGAAACAATCGTTTTTCTTGAGCTGTTAGTTTATCTTTGTGTGTCTTGCGTGGATTGCCGCAAAGATAACAATGTGGATTACCACAATCCATAGCATGGCGTTTTGCTAATCGATGAGGTTGTTTTACTTCAGTATCTTTATCTGTAAGACCATGTGCTTTAGCAATCTTTACTTGCTTCTTGATCTTAGTTTCTTCATCATAAATTCGAGTACTTCTCTTTTCTTTCGTCAATTCATTACTCATTGGTACTCCTATACGTCAAGTGTTGCTTGCTTGGGAAGCATGTTCGCTTCCCTCATATCATTTTCGATTTTGTCTTTTAAAGTTTTGTTAATGAGATTCTTAATGTCATCTGGTTCTAGATAATTTTCTTGACAGTATTTTAGTACTGCATCCATATGAGACATTCTGTGTTTTTGTGCTAGTTCTTCGATATGAAGTGAGAAAGAGGCCGCGTTTTTAAACATTATTTTTTCTTATGTAGTATTCTGCTGTTTTAATAGTTTGAACAACATCGCTGTATTCATGTGACTTTGCATGATATAACTTCCAAACTGGATCTGTGGTCTTAGACGAATTCATTTTATCGTCAAACATATCTAAATACTTATTAAACCATCGATCTAATTTAGCTCGAAGATTCACTAGATCCATGTATATAGATGTAAGTTTTTCATTGTCATTATAAATGTGAGCATTCACAATGTCATATTCTGTTTGTTTTCTGTTCATAGTTTATTATATACCAATTACGTTTAAAAGTAAATCAACCTCGACGCATTCGCGCCATTTCTTGAGCCTCATCAGTACTAAACACTGGAACTGCGTTTGATTTGTGCAAAGTGCCGATGCCCAACATTTTATCACCAGTATATTGCATACGTGGCTTTGACGAAGCGATACCATCGCCCGTGTTCAAACTTGGAATCTTTGGTGTTTCACGAACATACGGCGCTGGAGGATTCCATGCCTTTACATTAGATCTAATGATTTTCTTAGGTTCGTATTTTTTAAGAAGTGCTTCCCAATCAGCAGCTAGTTGACGTTGGGCAGCATTAGGTTTGCGTTTTTTACGCTTTGGAATAGAAGTATAAATCATGCGATAGATTCTTGTATTACAAACTTTGCTTCAGAAACAGATCGGCACTTATCGCCATTCACTTTGATATTTTTAAAATTGACGATCTTTACTTCAAATTGCGGAACACGAAGTGTTACGAATTCTGGGCATTTGATTTTTTCGGCACGGTGACCAGTTGCAAAGAAAAGTGTATCTCGCAACTCGTCACCAGCTATCTTTCGCTGGAAGTGTACATTACTCATAATATAATTATATCACAAAAACGATTTATTGTAAACTGTATACTTTTGTTTTCTGGTCCGGCGTAGAGGAATCGAACCTCTATAAAGACTTTAGAAGAATCTTGTCCTATCCATTGAACGAACGCCAGATGGATCTATTATATCAAATGGACGATTTATTGTACAGGCTTTTTTACGCGTTTCTTAGCCGGTACCCTAGGCTTTTTAGCTGCAGGAGGAGTTTTAGATTTTTCAATTCGAGCGTTGATGCGCTTAACGACTTCTTCGCCATCCATCCAAATGTCTTTATTGTCAAGCATGGATTTGATTTCGTCTGCAGACATAAAATCTTTATAGATCTCTTTCATCAGACGCTCCGACCACTTGCGCTCATGTTGCAATTGATCGATCATCTCTCCGCCTTTACCTATTGCTCCACCAGAATAATTGTGAAACATAAACACTGAGTGAGGAGTTACTTCAAAGTGATCAGCACACATGAATATCATTGTAGCAGCAGACATGCATGCTCCTTCAGCCGAGCAAATAATAGTTGCTGGAGTTTCACTAAGAACTCTCAGGAACTGTATAGCTGTAAACAAATCACCGCCAAATGAATTGATGTATATCTTTATAGCATCAGTATCACTGGCATGTCTAATAGTATCAAACCACTCTAAGTACTCCTCGGCTGGACCGATCTCTCCAACGAGATAAAACTCGTGAATTGAGGAAACGGGTTTTGGAGGAAAATACCCGTTTGAGTGCGCTTTTTGTTTACCAATTTCAAATGTTTCTGCCATGATATCCTCCAGTTGTTTAGCTATATATTACTTTTTCGAGGGTGAAGTGTGAGTATTTCCGGAAAACGAATAAGCAACGCAAACTGCATCATCCGATTTAGCATAAGAACATCTAACCGTAAGTGGGTTTACTCCAGCTTGAATTGCATCTTTAATATTATTTGCCATTAGGTTCCTATCATTCATTTGGTAATTTGCAAAAGATAGAACTGCAGCTAAAAATACAATAGTAACACAGATTATTAGAACTGAGTCAATTTTTATAAAATCTTTCATATTGAATCCTTCGGTATGTAAAAGATGTGTCTTCCGATCGTAGTCGTGTGGTTTAGATTCTTCCATTTTGGATTTACGTAATCTGCGTGATAGTATAGAGCACCAAATGTTGGATCGTCAATCTTATCGTAATTGACATAAACAAAAGATGCCATATCTAATATTTTTGAATATATCTCGTCATTCTGTGGAGTGTGATTTTTTACAAGACAAAACCACGAGAATTGACAAGTGCTTTTAGTTTTTTGTGTAACAACATCACATACACTCGAAGGAAAATCTTTGTTACGTGTTCTGTTTAATGTTACAAACGCTACAGCCATTTTTCCTTGATCTGGTTCATAAGCAGATTCAAAGTAAACATTTTCAGCAAGACATTTTACTTGTTTCTGAACTGGAGCTGTAAGTGAGTGATACTTAATATCGAGTAAGTGTGGTACCATAATCGTACTCAAGATGTTACTGTATGCTAACATCAGAGACGCAATCACCACAGTGATTACTGGTAATAAGATTCTTGGCATAGATCTCCTTAGTAAGAAGAGGGCACAAGGCCCTCTATCCCATATCAGGACTTTTTGCTAGTCTTAGCGTCTTGAGGGTGTTGCGAGACGAATCCGTTAAGCTCTGTGGCTTTTTTAATCACATCGGATTCAGTGGGATATGCAGGCATTGGTGGATGCTCGGGTGGAGTCATACCTGCGTGACGAGCACTTTCTACTTTGATTTGCCAATCATTAGTGGCTTGTTCTCGTTTGCCATGGTATTCTTCTGTAAGCATGTCTTTAGACATTTTAAGAAGTTCAAGGCGGATTTCAAATGGTGTTAAACTCATAGTTTTCTCCTGTGTTGTTGAGTGTGTAATTGGTGGTTTTTTGTATAGGCTCCACCAAACCTATATTAATATTTATATAATCAGAACTTATGAATCAAGCCGACTGCAACCATGCGTGAATCAAGTGCTGCTGTTACTGCATCAGTTTTGCGGTAAATAACTTGACCAGATGTACGCTTGCTGAAAGCATAATCCATACCAACATTATACGCTGTTAATTCAGAAGATGCAACGCCTGTTTTCTTACCATAAGATGTCATCATTGTGTATGGCGAACTTCCTAGTTGTTTAGACATACCAACGCTTGTACCTTTTGTTGTAACATTAGATGTAGTATCTTCACTTGTCAAGAAATTCAATCTATAACCAGAAATAGTTGCAACAACACCTAGAACATTAGATGTATCTTGACCTAGTTCCCAACGAGATACATTTAGCTTCAATGCACCTAACTCTGCAGTTGCACCGTATGAAAGACCGTCAGGACCAGCTGATGCAGATTGTACACGATCGTATGATAGTCCAATTCCATTATAAGGAGTAGCCTTTAAGAAAACACCATTACTAAAACGGTTTGCACGGAAGTTGTGAACATCATCTGCAATAGTGCCGTATAAAGCGCCAAAGGAATCTGTGAAACGTAGAGTATTAAATGCGCTATGATTATTGCGGCCCATATCAATACTACCCATTTTGTTTGCTAAACCAACTGTAGACTGACGATCGCCTAATTGCGTATTTGCAGATTTTGGATCATTAGAAAATAGTTTAGTCTCAACAACAACACGTGCGCTCAATCCTCCGCCAAGATCTTCTTTAGCTTTGAATGCTATGTTATTTGTTCCTTCTTGTTGAAGACTAGTTGTATTAACACCGGCTTTTTCTGATGATTCATAATAAGTGCCGATTTTACCAGAGATTTCAACTTGTGCCATTGACACAGTTGTTGTTACGGCCATTAAAGCGGCCAGTGTAAGTTTTTTCATTAAAAATTTCCTTGTTGTTAAACGTAATTGGTAGGTTATTCTGTTACGAGGAAACCTACCGAAACCCTAAGCGGCGTTTAGGCTGCTAATGCGAACTGTGAGTCGTTTGCGTTTACTTTGTTTTGCTTCTTTGGCCGAGTTCCCCCAACCCTACGGGTTTCACATTCCCGTGCTGTCCACTAATTTACTTGTTGCCCTGTCGAATCTAGGTCAGGCCCATCATAAAAAGATTAATAATACTACTATAAAAATTACTATTGCCAACAACGATGGTAATCTCATATAATCCTTTTATGGTGGACCTGGGGGGATTCGCACCCCCGTCCAGAACACTTTTCTCTTTGCTTCATACAGCAATATCTCTATTATATATTACTTGAGAATTATTGTACATAATTATGTTTTTCATAGTATGATCTAATATCATTCACTATCTTATCTTGAACTTCTGGCTTACCTCCAACTGGTATTTTTCCAAGTCTATCAAATAACCATTTTCTAAATTCTTCGTCTTGAAATGCTTCGTTGATGACACTATTCAATCTCATTAACTCCGATTGAGGCATAGATTTATGCACAGAAAAACCACCTCCGAAAGTTATACCTGTAACATCATAATTACTAATGACTTTGAACTTGTCCTTGTTACCCTTATATGCAAAGTTTCCATCGGAGATATTGGCTAAGTCTAAATCTTTTCTAAGAAGGCCGCTGACAACATCATTATCAGAAGTGTATCTTATAATCTGAACATCGGAATCTTTTACTAAACTTTTTAGTAAAACATCTTGATTTCTACCAGCACTACCAACATTTAATTTACCTTTAACATCGTTGATATTATTTAGATTAGAATCTTTTAATGCAACGAGCAGGAATCCTAGTTTGTAATAATATATCAAACTCTTTGTTTGATCTGGCACATTTAAATTAGTATCTAAAAGTAATGATGTAGTAGTTGCTAAAATTTTTGGAGATGCGTCTTCCAAAAATGATTTATAGGCAATTGAACCATCTGCTCCAGGTTTATTTAAAATGATGAATATGTCATTCGATTTTGTTTGTGCAGTATCGAACACTTTTCTCACTAAAACATCTGGAGAACTTCCGGCTGCAAAAGGTACATAAACTCTATATGTCTCTGCTTGAGCTATAGAACAAAAGATTGCCAAAATTAAAAATATTTTTCTCATGTTTCTCTTCCTATAAAGTATCGTTTAGACTTACTCATGACTTTTCCATTTATTATTTTCCCATCGATAAAATGATCCATATTATACATATGAGTCATAGAATTGATTCCATCTATTAGATTGATTTTTGCTTTCTCTGGAGCTAAGTACGAAAACCATGAATTCATTTTTTTATCAAGTCTTCCATCTGGTTTTTCAGTTTGCCAAGGGTTTTCCCTATCTGTATACAAATAATCACAAAGTATTTTTTCTTTAATTTGGCCTAGCTCATAAGTGTTATCTTTGCGAAATAATGTTTTATAATCGTTATTTGAATTAATTGCCGCAAGAGCTACTTGAGCTTGCTTCACCGCCAATTCTGGCAAATACGGTGTCCAATAAAATGCTTCATAAAAAATAAACTTATCAAGCATTTCAGATTTATCTTTTATTTTTGGTCTAGACGCTGCAAAGAATGGCGCGTCAACAAATGATGCATAATAATTTCCTTGGTTATATACGATTCTTGGTTTATCTATGCCAAAAATTAATCCAACGTGCTTGCCGCGCATAGCTAAATCTATAATTCCAGGATCAAATAATATTGAAGTAGATCTACTAGCCACAGCTATCGATTGATTTGGTGTAGCTTTCTCAAACCAATCGTCATGCAAAAACATTTTTATGTTTTCACTTGCTAAATCTATATAACGAATTTTAGTGCGAATATCCAGATCATTAAATTTTTTCTGTAAGAACGGTTTAGCAGCATATTCAATTTCGGAAAACATATTATCACTGCTAGTATCATTTTTATTAAACTGTTTTGCATATTCAAATGGATAAAACATAACAATTTCATCTATTAAAATTTTATTTTTTATCGCTGTATTTAAAATGTTAGTGCTATCTCTACCACCGCTAAAGAATAAAATTAAATGATCATACTCATTTCTTAGTTGAAATAATCTTATCCTGTATAATTCGTCTAGCGAAATGTTTATTGGATTGTCCCACTTAATATTTGCAAATGTTGAGTCATTAAAATCCCAACGAACATTTGTGTTTTGATTTTTTGCTTCCATTAAAGCATCAAATGCATTATGATATTTTTGATTATTGACATAATACATGCCCAATCGTTCATTAAACTTTTGCGTGTTGATTTGGCTCTTCATTTATCAAAACCCATTTCAGTAAAGAATCTAGAATCAGTTGATTTTAACACATGCTCAATTGATTGTATATCTTTTTTTGATAAGTTTTTACCGAATAATTTACACCAGCTCTTTTCTCTATCAAATCTAATATTGTGAATAGCAACATACTTGTCATTATCTACAAATTGCTTTGATCCATATGAAACTATAGCGTATGCATCAATAGTTCCAGCCATTAAGCCAATCATACCTTCAGCGGATGATTTATATGGAATACCTAAACAACGTAAAGTTTTTTCACACAACTGCTTAGAAGCTAAATGACTATAACTGCCTATACTGGCATGACCAAAAATAATTTCTCTTTGTTTAGATAAGTCTATTAATTGATTTAAATTCTTTATTTGTGATTTTTCTGATACAAGAAGTATGCTATAAAAATGTCCAAGATTGAAGATTTCATCAATCTGCGTAAAAACTTCATGTTTTTCGATTTCTGGTGTTTCAAATATAAGTGTTGGTTTTGTCGTATTGTTGAGATAGTTATAGGCTATAACACGTTCTCCACCAGGTTTATTTAAAACAATAAATTGCAAGTTTGTTTGTTTTTCTAACCTCTCTATGGTTTTTCGTGTGATCACATCAGCTGGTCCTCCAGGAGATGCGGAAACAATAACTTCAATGCGTTCGGCAGAACTGACGTTGAGTGCGAAAAACACACTCAATAAAATAATTATATTTTTCATTTCAAGTTTACGAATATTGTCTCAGTCTTATTCAAAAGAAATTATTATTTTAGAAGTGAGTCCAAGATCTTTCATCTTATTCTCATACAACTCGTTTCTTAATTTAACGATATTGTTTTGTGTATCTTTTGCTTGTGCAACAGCTGCGTTATTTAGATTTTCTTGTGTATCAAACTCTTGTTTTACAACTAGAGTGTTATCTACTTCTTGAACATCAATCGAAAGAGCACCAGGTAGATTTTTCACATATTCAGTATATGGAATAATTATATTGTTTATTTCTTCTTGTGTAAAATACTCTTGTCGTTGACTATCGAGAATCCATGGCTTAGTGCCATTCGGACTCGTGTTTATAATTGTTTTAACCATTTTAGACATAAAATCTCCTTTAAAGTTTATATTTATTAAAGGTGTTTATAAAATTTTGTTTGCTCCATACTTCACCTATTCTTTTCAGAGGGACTGCTCTATTCCTAGCCATTCTTTTTATTTCAGCAACAGTTTCATCAGTATAAACTGGTCTCATTTTATCGCGATATTGTATTTCGTATATTTTTTCTTTATGTCTATTCCAAGTAATATTTTCATTTGGCATTATTGCATAAGCAATCTCTGGTGTATATAAAAAGAAGTCTATATTCCTAGAACCAGGAAAACAATAAGCAGTATAAAAATCCCATTCATTAGACATTAAATAAATTCCATCGCAAATCATATCATCTCCATCACCTATGAAATGATTTCCAGTAATTAGTGTTCCGCCTTCGTTTTGTACAAATTGAGAAGCAATCAGTACATGAGTTGAGTTATATCCAACTCCATTGAATTTTTCATATATGTGCTCTCGGTAAAAATATAAGAATTCTTCTTCAGTAACTTTAATAATAATAGGACTTATTTTTAATTCATCACATAGCCTATACGCGTATTCATTTTCTATTTCATTTCCGCAAGCTACAATCACAGGTTTGATATGTATTTTGTTTCTATGAAAGCAACGTAATACAAAATCTGAATCCATTCCTCCACTAAATGCGAGAAAAAAGTTATCATAGTCTTTTGCAATTTCTAAGCACGTATAATCTGCTGCTGCTTGAAAACTCATTTCTTGAAATGGGTACAAACGAACGCTCATATAAAAATCTGATGCTGGATTAGTAAACCTATCTGCAAGATTTGTGTGCAACCAATTATTCTTTGTTAACATTCTCTTTATACCATTTACCTAGATGTACACAATGGTCTTCGTATCTATTCACAGCTTTCATTACTGGAAAATATTTTCCTTTTTGTAACTCTGCCGTATGCACATCTTCTTTAAATACTTCTTCACATGTTTCAAATATTCTTCTAGTTGAAACATCAACACTATCATCATAATAATATTGTGATATCCATTTAAATCCAAATTCTGTTTTTACATCATTTGGTATAACGGTGTTAATCATAAGACATCCTGGAGAATGTTCAATAAACAGAAACGGAAATACGTAAAGCCACCAACCTGTCGGATGAGTTTGTAAAATCCAGCCATCACCCTGATCCATCTGTATATCTTCTATCTTAACTTGTCGAGATAAGAATGGGTGAATACCATCTTCGTACAGGTGTAAAAGATCTGCTTCAGCATCTAATAACCATAGCCAACTACCTTCACTTGTGCCTTCAAAGGAATGACTATATTTTAAATTCTTTTCATTAGATAAATCGTCAACCCACTTGTGATTTGGCTCGATAAAATCTTTAAATAAAACACCACTTCTGCCAATTGTTGTTTTTCCGCAGTGAAGTTTCTTGTCGTTGTTTAGCGCAATTCCGTTCTTATCCCATTTAAAATTATGAAATTTACATTTAATTTCTTGAACGATTTCTCCAGGCATATGCATGGGATACATTCTATGAGGACAATATCTATGAAAAAGATTTACGTCAGTCGTATCTTTATTAAGTATAAAATCTGGTAAAACAAAGTTTCCATCATTTAAAGCAGATATATGAGCGAAAAATCTAGGTGTTTTATTTTTAAACATTTTCACTTTATATTAATGAATATAATTTTGATTTTATACTTGGTATTTTATTTACGTCAATAATACTTTGTATTTTACTAAGACCTTTTGAATATAGCTCATATACATCTGAATTTTGTTTATGCTTAAGATAGGCGTCGCGTAAACTTAATATGTTACTAGGGCTTTTGGGGGATTTGTATAATATAGGACGTTTTAAATTATAAACTATTTGATTGACATTCAAATCTCCATATCTGTTTACTCCATGATATGCATCATAACGAAATTCATTTTTTATCTCTTGCACTTTCTTTAACATGTGCAATTGCTTCACTAGAATTTCTGGGTATGTTGGATCCCAGTAAAAGTTTATTCTATCACAATTATCAAAACCCTTGGAATTGCCATAAGCATTTATAGCAACATCCCTAAACCAAAATGTAGTAAATTGGTGAGTTATTGGATGTGGAAATAGTCCGGGTTTATCTTTACCGAATACTAATGCTACAGATTTATTATGCCATTCAGTTGGAATAACATATTTTTCAATATCTCTCCAGAACCAATGATGAGGACTAAACCAACCACCAACGTGGTCAACCCAATCTTCTTGGTAGCTACAAATTGAAAAATTATTTAAATCTGAAAATAGTTTACTGTAATCGCAGACTTGAGTGATGGTATCTAAATTTAATTCTTTAAGATACGGAAAAGCGGTATGATATAACTCGCCATTGTGATTTTCATCAACGCCTTGTTTTGAGTCTTGATCAAAAGCACCAACTATAACTATCTTATCTAACTTAATATTGTTGTAATAGAAAGTTTCTAGAATGTTAGTTGAATCGAAACCACCGCTATAGCATAGGATCACATAATCATACTTATCACGTATTCTCTTTGCTTGTTCTAGATAATAGTAATCTAAATTATGCGGTGGCTCTTTTGTCCAGTCTACAAGATCATACATATGATCATAATAATAAAACTTGATATTTGTAGAGTTTTTTAATGCTTCTATCTTAGAAGCATAAGTTCTCTCATGATCATAATAATGCATTTACATTAAAATTTATCAGCGGCGTTAAACGCTCTTGGAATTCGTAAAGGTGTTAATTCATCAAATTGTTGATGAGGAGGAATCAATTGTACGCCATTCATGAATGCTTGGTATTGCATATCATACATTGAAGTTGGAACTGGAAACATTTCCGGTGCAACAATTGTTTCAGTTTCATCTCTCAATGCATGCACACAATATGCAATTGTATTATCTTCAGCAGATGTTATCTTATGCGCAAAGTTCTTTTTAATCAAGATCATTGCTGGTGCTTTATACTCTACTGCATCCAATAATGTTTGTGTGTCATCATCGTACAACTGCACTTTTAGAGAGCCAGCAGCAAGAAGAGTTGCATGATCATATGGATGTCTATGACCGAGTTCTACTATTCCAGCTTTTTCAAAGTGCATTTGTCTTACATATACATTTGAAAGACAAGAAATTCTAATTCCAGGTGCTTCTACAGTTGCTTGCAAATCTTCATTATTAGTCATAACATAAATTCCATTTCAAATATTTGAATATTAAACTTCGAGTTCGCCAGGGTAAAACACTTCCGAATATAGTAATGTAGCTTCACCATTATCTAACACCGGATTATAATCTATTACTCCTGCAATAATTCGTTTAACGTTATCATCGTATGTAGGAAAAAAGTCTTCTTCGCTTGGAAACTTTCCAACTGATTTGCAATAGCTTTCGTATGCTGATACACTAGAGAATATTGGATTATGAGTAACGTCTCTAAGTTTTTGTCTGTACTCAATCAATGCTGTTCTAGTAGCTTCATCAGTTGGTCTATCTGGAGTAGTAAAATAAGAATCAGATTCAGCTAACAATTTGTTTCTTTTCATTCTAGTCCATCGTAAAGTTTGAGCTAGAGACTCAGTCCAATCTGGTTCAAATTGTTTTCTTTCGAACTCATTAGTAGAATAGTTCCACTCTAAGTACTCTGTAGCAACTTTAGCCTGAAGATTACTCTCTCTAAGCTCAACTGCCCATGCAGGCATTTCTGCAGTAATAAGTCCTTTTTCATCTTTAGTTAAATTAATTTCCGTTTCATCACCTTCGTAATGTGAAATTATTTTTCCTATAGCAACTTTTGCTAAAATCATAATTGAGTATCCTTAATAAAATAATTTTATTCTAAGCGTGTGGGGTCCGCCAAGAGCACCTTGTGCCCATTGACATCTTATAAAATCTCTACTATCTGGTCGTGTCTTAAAGCGATCAGCATAAGCTTGTTGATAATTAACTGTGCTATACCATATGTCAGACCATCCGCCCCAAATAGTCCAATAATCGTAATTTAAGATCATTATAGGGCAAGGGGCGCCGGCAGAACATGTTATATCATGGTATTGACTAGTTTGAGAGCTATACGTATTAGAGTTTCCGGAAACGTACGCCTCGTAGCGTATTATCGGTTCTGATGAAGACGATGAATCTGTAGTACCATTGGAAAAAGTAATAGTTGTGCCTGTTAGAGTAACTGCCATTTATATTTCCTCATTCCATTGTAAAATATTTTATAATATAAACATGCGCACCGCCGTCAGCCTCATGGTATACGTATAGTTTTACATAGTTACCATAAGAATCATGAAATTGCCTTTGAACTCTTTGCATATTAAGACGCACATAATCCCAGTAACTAGTAAAGTTACCGTATCCATCAACTCTATTAAAAGTCATCCAATAATCAAAACCCAATATCGCTAAACCTTGGCCTTGAGCCGAAATACCAGTTCCACTACTATTTGGTTCATCCACCCCAGCTCCTCGAACTTGAGCACTACTTGAAGCACTAAAACTGCCCTTGTATCTTAAGGCATAACCGTATTGTGTTTGGCTTTCTACAGCACTAGCGCCGTATTGTACACCGTATGAATAAAGTACTGACATGCTATCTAGTCCTCATGAAAAATCGTATCCAAGACAACTGATGCTATACACATGAGCGCCCCCATAAGCACCATGATACATACCGATTCTAATATAGTTATTTCCGGAAGTATCTAAGTGTCGTTCAGTAAGTTGCACATACCAAGTCCAAGGCCAGTTTGCGTAACCCCAATAAGTCCAGTAATCAAATGATACGTAAACGGCAGGCAATCCACGATTTGTACCCGATCCACCACCTGCCGAAATATTGACATAATCAGTAGATGCTGCAGCAGATGAATTAATACTACTAGTTAAAGAACCAGTGGCGTATATCGTTAATGGTCTACTACTACGCGTGCTACCATCATTAAAAGTTACTCCACTAGCCGTTAAAGTTGTTGACATTTACATTCCTCTTATATTCTAAGATTATTTATTAAGCATTTTAGAATAATCTTCCCTAAGATCTATAAACATATTTATCCAATCATCTCTCTTCTCTGTAAAGATTAGTGGTTGTTCATCGTCTACTGACATTATTATAACCAATTTTCCCACAGGAATACCTGTTCTTTCTTCAAACATAACTGCGTATGCTGAAGTTTGCATAAAATACCCATGTATATCATCGCGAGTTTTAATTCTTTTAGACGTCTTAAAGTCAATGACTGACATCTTACCATCAAACTCAGCAATACAATCTACAGTACCCGCAACTTGCAGGTAATCAGAATACAATTGTGTTTCTAGACAGTGTATATTATTTATACGGTCTAGAAAAGGCCTAATTGATCTGAATGTTTCTAGATCAAAAAGTCCAGGGTCGACTTCTTTGTTGAGGAGGTAATCTTCGCATAGCGAGTGTATAGCTGTACCTCTTCTTGCTGCGCGTGATGATATTTTATTAGCCTCTGCTTCTCCAACTCTCGCTCTCCACGCAAGGATTTCAGCCTTTCCAAGTATTCCCAATACAGACGTAACTGACGGATATGCTCTACCCGACGGTGTCTGATATCTTCTACCATTGGGTGTGTCGATTCGTACGATCTTATCGATGTCATGTTTAATGTGATGGAATGCTGTCTTCATAGCGTAATTTAGCCAAGATATAATCTCGGACTAGTGAACTGCGAACAATATCGTCGACAGTAAATTCAATTTTTGTAAAAGCATGCATATGATATGCGATATCAAAGAATTTCAAAATACCAGTAACATCATTCTTCTTTTTATTTAGATCTGTCTGGCGATAATCACCACACCAAATAATTTTAGAACGATAACCCACACGAGTCATAACAGTATCAATTTCTTCAAATGTCAAGTTCTGCATTTCGTCAACTATGATAATAGCATCATCAAACGACATGCCGCGAATAAAAGAAGTAGAGATAAACTCTATATAGCCTTGTTCTTCTAATCTATCCCAAGCGTCTTTGCGACCAAACAATGTTTCGCAAATCTGACGATAAGGTTGTTGGTATATCTCCATCTTCTCGGATACATCTCCTGGAAGATGACCAATTTCTCGAGATTGTACTGCAGAACGCACTACAATGATTTTCTTAAAGGGGTTATTCTTATCTAGAACTTCTTCTAGTGCTTTATACATTGCACAAAATGTTTTGCCAGTACCTGCGACTCCATGCAATGCTACAAAGTAATCTCCTCTTTTATAAACATCAAAGAATGCTTTCTGATTATCAGTAAGAGGCTCGAAAGTTTTTAAATCATCAATCCTTATTTTAAGTGAGTTGTTTACTGCAACTCTTGGTGATCTCTCAAGTGATTCATTATCTACGCTCTTTAGTGTTGCTTTGCTTCTGCTGGCCAATATTATTCTCCGGTTAGTTTAAAAAGCGTTCATCTTCTTAAGGTCGCTGCCTGGAGTCCTTTCATGAATTTGTTGCAGCACGTGTTTGAAGCCTGAATCGCGCTTGGTTACGCCCATGTTTACAGGATCTCCAATCATGGGTACTCCTGCAATCATTGGATCTAAGTGAGGATTTTCTTGCATGAATTGTTCACGTGATGCAATCGACATGAACTTCTCGATTTCTTCACCAGTATTGGTGTCTTTGAATCTATACGTTGGCATACTGTAGTGGCATTGAAATAATACGATTAATCTTTGGCTTGTGTTCCATATAACAAGCATCTTCATATAATGTATTTATACCATCAGCAAACCATTCAGGCATAGGACGATTAGTCCAGCGCGACATTTTTACCTTTTCACCTAGATAATAAGCACGATACGATTCAACAGTATATTGAGCAATAGAACGACTTAGTTTATATTGTTCAGGCATAGCGCGCCAAGGAGCAGTATATTGTTCTTCCATATTAATATTCTTTGGAGGACGAGCTAAAAAAGTTAATAGTCGTCCTGCAGAATGATTCTTTCCATAACGATATGTATATTCGTCTAGAAGACACGTCCACATATTAAACAACCAACGATAGTTTTGCTCGCCGTGTCGTGCCCATTTCGCTGATGGGTGATTAATATGAGTTGCAGCATAAAGTACACCTTCGCGATCATCAGACAATTCCCATACTTGTTTCTTTCTATTACTCTTCGATAAAGCAATACCATGAGTACCATCGAGAACGCGGTGAGCAGTTGATAATAGTTGAGCGTATTCTAAAATCATCTTGACGACGTGTTTGTCGTTGTGCATTTGAGCACAGATTTCAGGATCTTTATGCAGATAGAAGATATTCATTTGTGATCGATAAAAGGAATTTGAACACGAGGAACTGGCATAAATCCACTTGAATGTAAGACATTACCACTAGAATCATGATTAGTTGCTTGAACTTGAAGTTCGACTTTCATTACTTTATCGTCTTTCATATATTCTACTACTTGAAATTGATAAGTTACTGTCTGAGCTGCTGTGATAGACATCAAAGGTTGGCTGTCTACTCTTTGTGCTACATTAGGTACGTAGTTGTACATGCTTATTCCTCAATTTGAATTCTTGGTATTTTGAACCATTCATCACCATGTTCATCGTATTTTTGAAGTTCCACTCGAGTGACTTTACCGTTCTTAGTATATTCTACCACACGTAGGTTTATTTGTGAATAGTCTTTGTAAGAAGAAGATCCATTTCCATTTGTTGTATAGATGGATCCGTTTACAATAGAAGAAGGTCTAATTGTAAGATGACCTTGTAGAGGAGTACTCGTTATAGTGCCGCTATAACGAGTGGTATCATTATAAACATCTTTAGTTTCTTCAATTTCCATATGTTTTGCAACCTCAGTACTGATTTCATGCGCTAATGAATTCATAACAAAATCTTTTATTTCATCTTCTTTCATTTGCACCATTTTATGATTACTAATCGTAACTGCAGCAACTAGTTTCATTCTCCACCCTGCCACTCCAAGTGCAAGCGTGATAGTTCTTTTAAAGTGAAGTCAATATCTTTATGTAAGATAGCAGTACCACCAGCTTTACGATAATTGTCAACTACGTGTTCTGTGTCATCAACTAAGATGTTCCAAGGGT